GTAATGCTTTACTAGCCACCGGATTGAGCCGACATAAGCAACCGTCAAAGTTACAACAGCTACAAATATGGAAGCCCAATCCGATGCGTTCATTTACTTTTTACGGCCAAACTCAGGAGCCGAAGTATCCAGCGCCTTTAGTACTGGCCCAATAAAGCCAGAGATAGCGGCATAACCCAGAGTTTTTAGATCTGTAGTGCCTGCCATATATAAAGCTCCAGCCGAAGCTAGAGAAGCCCTAAGCCATGATAAAAACATCTGTTTAGTTTTCATGTTTTAGTCCTAACTTGATTATTAACGCAGAGGCCTTCTCTGGCGTTAAATCTATTTCCCAGTGCATTTCATCTTTACGGCCTTTGTAATCGCCGCCCCATTTGAGGCCGTACTTCTTACTAAGTGCCTGTATTAAAACTATTTGCATCGGTGTAAAAGTACCTGCATGGCCCAAAGGATGTTTAGTAGCGTTTAGATCGATAGCGGTACCGGATGCGTGATTACTTAACTTATCGGTAGTACCACGAACATTCCGAAAGCAATAACCCCAATCATCTAAGGCACCGCCATCAATAGGTTCTACGTGCTGGTTAAACTCAGCCGCAAAAGTTACCAATAGGGGAGCCACTACGTCGGCGCACCGGATCTTTAACTTTGTGCCGGGTATTGGATAGCTCTTAATTCCTATCTCGTTAGGGTCTTTAGAAGCTGTCCATCCGTTATGAGAAGTAAGCATTAGCTAAGAAGTAACGTAGCTTCTTCGGCAGTAATGCCAAGTTTAGTCAATAGAGCAGCTTTAGCGTTTGCCTTCGCTTCGGCTTCTGCTAACTGTTCTTTATAATTAGCGGCATCTTTTTGCATCTGTGTTATCTCAGTACTTGTAGCATCTCTGACAATTTCTTCGCCAGTTACAGCATTAACAATTTTAACTTGTGGTGTAGTAGTCATTATTTTACTCCATATAAATAGGCTGTACCTGATGAAAATGCCGCTAAAACGCTGGTTAGAACTATGCTGGTTATAGCTGCGTTGCCATTCCAAATATAATTGCCAAAAACTGAACTGATCTGACTTGAAGTGACATGATAAGCACTTCCAGATTGAACCTGCATAATTTTCCAGGTTGTTGAATTCGCATAATTTGGAAATTCGCAAATGGTTAATGATTTATCAACTGTGTCATCTGTTTGACGAATAATTTGCATATTTGAACCATCAAAAGCATCACCTGTTCCTAATCCTGCCAAAATCGAAGAATAATTTGTGCCTGTATCTGCATTTATTCTCAAATGAACATAGCCACCATCCGCATTACCTTTGTAATTTACAATTACTAATTGCAAATTGTTATATGTGCCTGGAATTGATGATATTGTAACTGATGAACCAGTTAAACTAGTGGTAGAAATTAACGTCATACCGCCACCACTAGCAGGGGCAGCCCATGTTGGTACACCGCCTGCAACAGTTAATACATTACCTGTACTACCTATACCAAGTCTTACTGGGGTAGATCCGGGTGAAGAGTAAACAGTATCGCCGGTAGTAGTCATCGGGTTAGTCATGCCTGTTGTATCTAAATTAGTCCAAGCGCTACCTGTGTAGTAAGTAGTTACGTTGGTATCTTTAAGATACGCAAACTGTCCTTCTTGTGGTGAAGTAATTGCGGCATCTCTAGCGGCCGCCGAAGCAAACACCAGTACGCCTTGCATTAGATAACCGTTCACATCACCGGCGGTTAATACTTCGCCTGTAGTAAAGGTCTTAAAACCTAGTCCAGCTGCCATTTTATCTCCTTAGTAACTTAGTACGTTATTGTCTAAAGTGCCGTAAATAGAGTTATTCAATATGAACGCATCTATTACTGGCTCTAGTGTTATGAATGTAGTTTTGAAGCTATTCGGTGTTATTGTGTTTTGAACGCCGAAAATCTGTAGAGTTTTAGTTAGTGTGGACCCGCCGGGTTGAGTAGTAGTAACCGTGATCGGATCGAAGAACTCTAAATCTAAAGCGGCGATAATCCCAGAGTTATAGTCTGGCGTATATAAATCTAAAGTAATTGAATCTACCCGGATAGAAGTTTCAGCCCTGCTAGCTACATAAGCCTCGGCGTAATCTAGGGCCACGGCATCGGTCTGCATTAATAAGTTATCCAGGTAATAACTATGTAAAAAGTATTTCTCAATACTTGCCGCGTTTTCTGATACCTGAGCAGTGCCACCTACTCGAGTAATCGTTGCTTTATTAAATACTAAAACATCGTTAAGAATCCATGAAGCATCGGAGTAACGAATACCTGCTCCTGCATCTGTAAACACTGTAGGAGTACCGCCAATAGATCCAGCCGTAACGTTGCGATCTTGGAAAACGAAGGAGCCAGCCGCATTTACGTATAGCGCACCATATTCGCTATCGCTGACAGTTTGCATAGCGGCTAAAGAAGTGCGGTTATTAGTAGGGTTTGCCTGCATAGTGGTAAGCCCGGCATCTATATCGCGCATGGATGCAGGCCAGCCAATTTGATCTAAGATTTGATTAATTCGAGTGCCTGATAAATCACCGGCAGAAGATCCAGCCACGGTAGTAACTTGTGCGTTATTGGCTAAACGGAAAGCATCTACAGCTTGAATAGTTGTATAGGCCACGTCGCTATCGGCTTCTTTAGGATAGGTAGTTACGTAGCTAGTAATAAAGCCTGCGAAGATAGGGTAAGTAACACCTGAGTAGGTAGCTGTTATCTGTACCTTCCGCATAGGAGTAAGTAGCTCGTAGTAAGGACCGGTTACATTCTGCGGATTAAAATCTCCGTTTTGATCTATTATGCGTAGCGATAAAGTGCCAGTTTGAAATTGATCGGCTAAAGCGTTACGGCCGCGCTTCGTTTCGATCCTACTGATCTGATCTGATACATCCACGATTACCGAAGAAGCATCACCTAAAGAGTTAGTGCCTAAGATGCCTTCATCAAGTATTAAAGTCTGAGCAAAGCCAGGCCCAGTTGAGAAGTTAATAATTGCGTTTACTACTGGCACGGCCATTAGAAGGCTCCTGCCGGTACTGTCGATCCGCCTTGGCGTTGAATAGTTAAAAACGCGTTTTGTACTACATCCACCATACGATCGCTATCGATCATGTTAGAAGCATCGATATAAATCTGAATATCTTGAGCCGTCGGCCTTAAACCTGAAAGGGGATTGTAGGCACCTGCCGAAGATATATCGGCTGTAGTTGCCATCAAGCTAGAAAGCGGATCGTAAGGCGTTGTAGCTGGTGGCATACCTTGATAATTCGGATTAACGTTTCCATTAATAATCGAGTTTGCTATATCGACAGATTTAGGCGCTTTACCTGCGACACCGCCAAGGCCGGTTACTATCCCGCCTAATACACCAGCAAGATCTGAAAGAGTTTTAGAGTTTAATTTATCTGCTTCAGTTACTTTTAATCCACTTAAAGGATCCCAGCCTTTTAACTTATCTAAAGCCGTTTTAGCATCATCGGCGGCCGCCGCTAATTCTTCTAGACCCTGCTCTGCATTTCTTTCGGCTAAATACTTAGCGGCCATAGCGGCGTTACCGTCTAGGATTGCTAACTTATCGGCTATGCGTGCCTTGACTTCTTCATCGGTAGCTGTATTAAGTGCCGCCATTAAACCTATGCGCTCTACATCGTATTTATCTATAAGGCCTTGGAGTGCGGCTTTAGCCTTTAGTGCCGCGTTTTCTGAAGTACGTAATTTATTAGCATCTTTTATACGTTTGGCTTCTGTAGCTCTAGCAATATCAGCCCCAGCGCTTGAACCTAACTCGTAAGTAAAATTAGACTTAGGAGCATTTAGATCGCTAGCTGACTTTGATCCTAATTTTGCAATCAATCCGGCAGGGGAATACTCAATAGATAAAGCTAATAATCTTAATAAACCTGAGTTTTGAGCAATACTCGTTAATTTTCCTAACATAACACCGAGGCCTATAATTACATTAGATATAGAAGTAGCAAAACTTTCCATCGCTTTAGTTGCGGATCCTATATTTTTATCTTTGCCCATAGCCGATAGAGCTGTCAAGATACCTTTACCAATAGTTTCTGAAGCATTAGCAGAAGCCACTTTGAACTGGTCCATCTTGCCAGCGTAAGTATCTAATCGAGCCGAAGCCTGCCCCGAGAACTTCATACTTAATTCATCTAGAATCTTATTCATATCACCACTTGCCAAAGTGGCTTTACTTAATCCTGCGCCTAAACGTGTAAGCGCTGTAGTTTGTCCTGAGAAGCCTTTAGCCATCGCCGCGCTAACTTCTGTAACGCTCTTACCAGTTGCCGCACTTACATCTAAAGCAACGGCTAACGCCTTCTGGCTTTGAGTCAATGATCCACTAGCTGTCAGTAAAGTCTGTAGCGCAGGCCTTAACTGGTCATCGAGAACGCCAGTAGCCTTCTGTAGATTGGCTATATACAGCTCTACACCAGGAGCAGAAAACGCGAACCCAGTATTCTTTAATTGGACTTCTAAAGCTTTAGCCGCCTTTTCATCAGCCGCGAAAGCATTAACAGCGTTTTTACTATAAGCCAATAATTTCTGCGCGCCGAATACTCCAAGAAAAGTCTTACCTAAGTTTTTAACCGTTTTATCAAAGGCACTAATTTCCTTCTGGCCTTTTTTTAATCCTTTATTATCAAAGGTGCTAACTGCGCTTACGATTAAATTAGCCACTATGCGGCCCTGCTTATTTCAGTTTTCTTATTAAAATCTATGGCTACTGTATTAATCGATTTAACTACCTGGGGTATAACTTTATTCTTAGTTTCATCCCAAGCGCGGAAAATTACGCGGCCTCGTTGTTTGTCATAACCTTTCATACTGCTTTGCATTTCGGCCGCCGCGTTGAATTGCGCCGGAGCATTAGGGTTTAAGGATCCTCGACCCCTTGGATTATTTCGACGGCCTGCGGTTTCAAAGATTGCGCCCGGTGCTGAATTATTGTAAACGTAAAAGGCGGCTCTATAACCTGATCGATTGCGTTTATTTTCTCCTGCCGAATATGCGACCTTAGATCTTGCTAAAGCATAATCGTAAGGCGGAAAGGCTCTGTAGGTAATGGTTTCCGTTGAAGCTGTAGCTTTAGCCCAGCCGCTTAACACTTGATTTTGAAGCGGTAAATATCCACGCGCCTTATCTCGAACGGTGAGCATTACGGTCTTAATATCTTTACTCATTTGTTTATTTAGAGCAGGCTCGACATCGCGCATAGCCTTCTGGAGCTGTTTAACGCCTGTTACGTTTACTGGCATTTTTAATCTCCTTCGCTCTATCTTGTAAGACTTGAATGATTGCTCTCATTAAGTCTGCATCCATATCTATAAACTCTTTAGGCGCGATCCCGGTTTCCACCGAAAGGCTGGCGATTAGGTAAAGAAAACTATCGCGCCCTATTAGTTTTTTGCTTCATCCAATACTTCAACGGTTTCCAAGCTGTCTATAAACTCGATACCGAAGGTAGGTACGGTTATGTTGGCCCTACGCAAACATTCCCAAGCTAGCCAGAAAATCTCTGTCTGCCTTTCGTGCTCGCGTAGGACTTTGGATATGCCTGCCCCGTGTTTGATTTCGAAAGCGTATTCGACACCCGGCGTAATCTTGTGCTCAGTTACTTCGCCGTTAGCCCTTGTTATCTTTAGCTTTGCCATTAGTGCTCCTTAGAAGGTTCCAGTAGTTGCGTATGCAACAGTGGAGTTACAAGTAAAGGAGATCGAAGCGTTATTAATGCTTGCAACATCTCCGTTAATTGGTGTTAAGTTATTAATTAAAATAGATACGGTATAAAGCGGATTAGTTGCGCTCACTGCTGTACCTTTTACTGGAATTAGTACCGCAGTAACGGTTGAACCGTAATTTGTCTGCAATAGTGTAGTTATTTGAGATGCGGCAAAATCATTGAAGAAGTCTAGAGATAGCGTGCTAGCTTCTAGGCCCTTCGTAAACTTATGAGCAGTATCTCCTAGAGCTGTAATTTCTAGCTCATCGAAGATTTGTGAAAGCGTTGCACTCGATACGTGATCGGATATATCTACCGTTGCGATTTTAACGCCTACGGTTGAGTTAAGCATTACGGCCATTGTTATTCTTCCTTCTCTGCGGTAGGCGCAGCTTTAGGTTTAGGTGTTTCTTTGATCTGTCCAATTCTGGCCAGAAAATTATTTTCATTTATATCGTATTCGTCTGCCATGGTTTAACTCCAAGTGGTTAGGGTTGAGATGGATATTTCGCAAGTTAATAGATCTCCACTTGCCGCACTTATGATCGACGGAGCGGATACGCTAGTAACAGTTAGGGCTAAATTAGAAGCCGCTATCTTGTTAAAGACGGCTACTAAAAAGGTTTCAATACCGGCTAAGTTGCCTTGGTTATCGAACGCAGGTACAGCTATTAAAATCTTAAAAGTGGCAAGTGGCGCGATTGTTGCATTGTCATTATTAGTAGGCGTTACATATGGATCGCCAGGGATAATCGATACGCTATTAGCTAATAATGTTGGAGCGGGGTACGCGAATGTGCTCCAAACACCGGCATTGGCTAGATCTGTCGCTAGTGTGCCTCGTAAGGTTGTAATTGCGGCTGGCATTTATCAGCCGATCAAAGCTAGGGGATTAGCGTACGGTTGAATTAATCCACGTACTCGGTTAATTAATTGATAACCCATGCGATAAGGCGATGGAGAATATCCATCCATACCATTACCGCCTGTTTGTGATACCTGCCGGGCCTGCCATATATCTACGGCGATAATCATCGCGGCCTGACGGATGGCCGGGGTGTTTGCGTAGGTAGCTGTTTTATGATCTGGCCCGGTGGCTGTCCCATAAGGTAGTACACGATGGAAAGGTTCATCGCTCGCTACCTTCGAATACTGAATAAAACTGTAGCCACTTGGATAAGTTTGATAAGCCCAATTCCACCAGATAGCAGGTAATAGATTCGCGGTACCTGTTGAAAAGGGGATAGTGCTAGTTAAAGTATATGAACCATTAAAAGTGGCGCCGCATGCGGCTATCGTTACAGATTGACCGGTAACAAAAATACCAGGGTTAGCGAGCATTACCGTAGCCATGTTATTAGCTATAGAAGTAGCAACTACTGGCGCTCTGTTAAACCATAAATATTGATTTAATAAATCTTCTGCCGTTTGGCAAACTTCTTCTACCGTGGCATCGGAGTAGAGCGAACCGATACCAAGATCAGCGCGTAACTCAGCAACCGTTACATAGGTGGCGGCCATCTCTACTCCTTTGCTAATAGCTCTCTAGGGCCAAGGGCTACTAAGCCCTAGAGATTTTTACGGGTTTATTAGGTTAAGTTGAAAGTACGTACTCCGCGTGTCATTGTTACAAGCGGTGCCATAAATCCATAAATTGCAACCTGTACTTGTAGATTTGAAACTACATTAACGCTCATGTAAGCCGTTGGTGATTCAAAAATAGTTACGGCTTCTGGTGCGATAATAAATGCAGATCCATCGATAGTTGTAGAAGGTAGATCAACATCTACAGAGAAGTTAAGGCCTAATACGTTGCCTTTAATTCCAGTTGGAGAAGCGATACCGCCTGCGTTCATTGGATATTGTGCATTAAAGATCGGGCGACCAGTGCTATCGACAGCGCCTAGAAGTGTGCTCCAGTGTGAAGTACCACCGACATAATTCTGAGCAAAGTAAGAAGTACCAGCGTAAGCCGCTACTGGCTCGGTTGAGGCGTAGGAGATTAATCCAGCCGCAGTTGCCGCAGTTGTAGCCGCATTAGTTGAGTTAGCAGTTAGGTAAGTAATTGCCGCGGCGTTAGTTGCCTTCAAATAAGCTCTCTGTAACTGCAAAGTAAGCTGGTCATAAAAGGCCGGCCCAGATCGCTCGATGAGCTCGATTGACATGGTGTTCATGCCACTGTACTTGGCCACTGTAGCCGTCATGAACTCGGTTACCATTCCGGTATTTTGAACTGCACCGGCTTCTGGCTCTACGGTTACTACTGGTGCTACACCATTTCCGCCACCGGCCGAAGTTACAAGTGTAGGCACAATTACGTTCATGCCTTCAGGCGGCAAAACCGCTTTCGTACAAGCATCGATTGTACTTCTTCCGAAGTTTGTATTTGAAACTACGTTACGTAGGTATTGGTTAGGAGAAAATGCAGGGTTAGTTGTAAAGCTATCATCTGCGGCTTGAACCCATAATTTAGATTCATCGTTACCTAATTGAGCTTTGATTTTATGCTCTGTATAACGGCCCATAGAAGTAATGCCGTGTCTTACAGTTTGTGAGTTGTACGGAGCTGTAATTATTGGGCGTGCGGCTTCTACAGTTGGAGTAGTAGCTTCTGCCGGTGTATCTGTTGGCTCTGGAGCTTTTACGTCCAAGATAGCCTCACTTTCGGTAGTTGGTTGGGTTGGTACTTCTTCCGCTTCGCTTTCGCTGGCGGCGACCTTAGTTACTACGGCATCTGCATAGGCAGGGCTTTCGACTAAGGAAACTTCTTTCATTACTGCGCTAGACACGACTAATACGCCGTCTGCGTTTTCTTTCGCCTTTAATACATCTACACCGATCGACAGAGAACTTATTAGCTCTTCTGCGGCAAGGGTTAAATAGTCTGTACCTTTTTGTGAAGCGCTCACCTTAAAGGTTCCGAAAATCTGATCCTGGGTAACTTGGAAGTTAAGTGCTCTACCGATTGGATCATTTTGCGAATGTTGCGCCAATAATTTAACGCGGCGCGCTTCTGGGATTTGTACGCTTCCGCTTTCAAACATAACTGGGCCTGCGCTTGTATAACCTACCGTGTTGAACGGTAATACCACTCCCGCAATTATTCGACGTGATACGTCGCTACTTTCAATATCGCTAGCAAAGGTTAAGTATGTAATCTTTTCCATTAATCCATTACCTCATCTATTTCTGGGTTCTCATTACCTTCTGGAGTTAGATCTTCCAT